GTGTTATGTGCCTCCATAGTTGTAATGTTAATGACTTACTTGCCTATATTCTCTGATCAAGCTAAAACACAAAGTGACATGCTCACATCACATACTGCAGACATAAAGTGTCCATTAACAGGTGGGGTGATTAGGAGTTTAGAAAGCATAAGCGTATTGATGTATTGCAGCCGCTGCATGCCAAAAGCTCCTGTTCAACCACACAATGAAATGCAAAATGCTATAAAGTTAGCACTAAAAAATGTTGTACAATATAAAAAAGATACTGGATATTACACACCAGAAGGCATGGATATGCTTCACCTTAATGTAGGATCAAAGATTGACTCTTATTTCAAAGGTGAAACTACCCGGGAGGAGGTATACAAATATATAGACAGTGCTAACAATAGTGTTATGACATTTGATCCAGAGTTATCTTTTTGTGTAGGGAATTTTTTGAAAAACTTCTTATTATCAGTGGGTGCTAAAGTTGATATCAATGTGGAGTTTTTTGAAGCATGTAAAACAAGTATAGAATTTGCTGGAAGGGCTACTGGAATGAGAGAATCTTCTAATCCTCATGTTGCAACTTCTGCTTATGAGGTGATATATAATGATTTTTTGACTAGAATGAATAAAGCAAATACACCAGAGTTTAGAGAGCAGATGAAGGAAGTTAAAAGTAAGACATTAAGAAAAATAGCAACAATGATAGAAACAAGTATATTGTTACAAGACAGTGAATATCCTTTAGCAGATCCTGATAATTTACTACATTATAGAGAAAGCAATGAACTACTTCAAAAAGACTTCCTTGATGCAGCTAAAGATTTTCAAACACATATGTTATCAACAATGGAAGAGCATTACGATACCCAAGGGAGACTTATTTCTAAAAACATGGATTTTATGGCCATGTTTTCCTTAGCATTTAAGATACAATGGGTGGGGCCAAGAGAGTTGTGGGTTCTGTTTAAAAGCATAAGAATGCAGCAGTTTATAATAGAAAAAGTTTTTATGGAAGTAGCAAAGTTTCTACCTAATGAAATCATATCTATATCATCAAAGGACAGACCCGAATACATACAGAAGGAATTGTTTGAAGGTGTCAGACAGAGCATTGCTGCAGGTGCTAAAACTTGGTATGTTTGTATAGATCATGGGAAATGGGGTCCCCAAAGCAATACCAGAAAATATGTATGCATGTTTATGGCGATGGAAGACTTATTTGACCCAAGTTTTTGTGACTTATTTTATAACACCATGTTTAAGATGGAATGGAAAAGGGAATCTATACCATTCCATTTATTTGTAACAACTGAGTATAGCGATAAGGTTCCATTTGATTTTGATGATACCACCAATCTGCAAGAGGTTTCAGATGCTTTATATCATTTAGGAATTCGTAACAAAACACTTTACAGTTTACAAACTGATTATTTAGGCAGGCACATACAACACAACTTGCCTACACCAATTGATTACTCTATAACTGATATTGCAGAATATCAAAGATATGCTTCTGACCCAAAAAGGTTTGAATTTAAATTGGCAAAAATGAGAAAGGAAACTGTTGAAGATAGAAATGCTAGATGGAGGCTTAAAGCTAAAAGGTCTATTGCGAGAATGAGAATCTACATAATGTCACCACCGCCATTCATGATGGGTATATTTAATCTATTATCATCTGTTTTTTTAGCAGGTGAAATGTTTTGGCATATCTCTTTTCATAAAAGAATGAGTGACATATTAGCAAGTAATGATGTTGTTTACAGAATGTTATCTAATGCATCAGATTATGAGTCTTTAGCCATATCTCTTAAAGGGATGCAAAGCGATGTTGACACACAGTTCTTAAAAAGAGAATTAACAATAAATGAAATTAATGATGATATACAAGACCTTGATTCAGACTTAGAGTCCAACAAATCTAAAGATGATGAATTAATTGGTGAATTTGAAGAAGATGACACAATTAGAGACTTTTTAAAATCAAGTGGTGCTGAAGTTGAGTCTAATGATGAAGATAGTGATAAAGAGGTAGATGCTGATCCAGAGTTTGCCAATGAGGACGTTGTTAGAGATTTTATAATGTACGACCCTAAAGATGACTTACAATTAATTAATACAAAATCTTTTAAAG